TGTTAGACAAACTGTTGAGAGACCCTACAGGCGGCAATGCAGACATTACGGCATCAGAATTTTTTAAAGCAATGATACGACAAGTAGAAGTATTTGATGATTGTTGGGTAAGTATTGTTTACGATAGGATTCAAGGTAGTGATGATAAAATAGTCAAAGAGCTTTGGGTAGAGGATGCAAAGCAAATGCGATTTGCAGTTGATGAGTATGGTAAATTTAAGAATGAAGATTATTTTGATGTAATTACAAGAAAGCCTTTAGAGAAAGGCGATAAAGGTGAAGGTGGATTTGAAGCAGAGCCTATGGCATATTATTATGACATGGGACAGGATGAAGACAAGATTCCTTTTGCAAGAGATGAAATAATTCATTTTAATAAATACAGTGCGAATGCCAGATTGTATGGTCAATCGCCAATTATAGGTCTTTCTAAAAAAATAGAAACTGCTCTCGCCATTGAGAACTTCCAAAATAAAATCTACAAACTAGAGAGGCCACCTAAAGGTTTCTTAGATATTCCCGGACATGATGAAGAAAGTCTTAACAGGTTGGGAGAATACATTGCAGAAGAAACCAGACGTAATCCGAACTTTGTTCCTATTATAAGTAGTAGGGGTGAAGGCACAGGAAGCGGTCAGGCGAAGTTTGTGCCGGTTATGCCTAACATGGATGAGTTGATGGCTTTGCCTTACATGGAGCGCATTAACAACGACATAAACGCAGCGTATGGCGTTATGCCAATAGTAACAGGAAGTACAGCAGGCGTAGGCGGGTTGAATGCAGAAGGCGAGCAAATATCGCTTTTTGATAGAACTGTGTTAGAAACGCAGCAATGTTTAGAGATGGGATTCCTTAAGCCGTTGATGAGGTTAATGGGGATTAAAACTTGGAAGGTAAAGTTTGCAGATATTAATGTAAAGAACGAAGCAACACATTTGGCAAATATGTTACAGAAGGCAAATATTATTACAGTATTAAATAAATTAGGAATTAAGGCAACTTTAGATAAGGATGGAAATCTTAAGTTACCAGATGAACCTCAGGTAACAGTAACAGATGACAAACCAGAAGTAGGAGCGTTAAAACCATGAAGAGTTGCAAAAAGTGTATGGCAGGTGAAATTAGAGCAAATATATTATCTAATGGACTTTGTGAAGAGTGTGAGCATGACAGGGCTTGGAATAACAAGGCAGAAGAGAAGCGACAACGCGATATGATAGCAAGAATGCATATGCGAAAGAAAGCACAAACTGAAGTTAACCGTAGGTGGAAAGAAAAGTACGGTGATGCATCTCCTGAAGAAGTAGCTGCATATTTATGAGTTTAGAAATAGATACGACAGAGTTTGTACGTGTAATTAATTTTTATAAAAAACGAGATAATTGGGTAGACATTCTTGAAGAGGCTGGAGAAAATGTTCTTGATGATATTATTACTGATGCCAAAGCAAATGCAAAAGGAAGTTTAAAAGACAGTATAAGTGGGTATGTTAGCACGTCAGATAATGAAGTTGAGATTGTAGTTACAGCAAATCATCCTGCAGCATCTATTATAGAGTTTGGAGGATACAGTCCTTTCCCTCCATGGGAAGAGGTTGGCGGTGTTTTACCATTTCCAGTAGCCAAAGAGATTTACGAAACGCAACCTTTTTCAGAACCTCAGCCATATTTACGACCAGCTTTGCAAAACAATGTAGGTACACTTGAAAGTGAAGTTGCAAGCGTTGCTAAGCAAACTAAACAATAGTTTCCGGAAAGTTTAGATTATTTATATACAGGTATTCAATCTTAGGCCGTGGCAGACGCTAAAGATACTAAGTGGCAGGTCTATCGACCAGAGTGGTATAACGAGAGAATCTTAGAGACATATATTAGCTCGCCTATTATCGACAAACAGAACGATAAGATAGGTACTGACACAATCAAAGAAGCCATGGATTTCTATATGAAATACGGGGTTTATTCATACAAGCATGAGGAGATGCCAGTAGGGCTACCTCTTGCGTATAAAGTTAAAGATGGTAAAATTAAAATACGTGTAGGTATACACAGCAAACTTCCTATGCATACTAGAGTATGGGATGAAATGAAGATTTACGGTGACAAGGGTGGCTCCTCCATTAGAGGGGAAGCTGAAAAACAAGAGAAGGTCTGCGAAGGAGAC